TAATTATGCATTTTACAGAACAACAAATGAACCAGACCCAATTATTCCATATTTCTTTATTGCTCCAGATCAAACGGTAGCGGAAGTATTAAATCAACTTGCAGTCTCTACACAGACCGCAATGTTTTTTGATGAATACAATAATTTTATCGTAATGAGTAAAAACTATATGCTTCCAGATTTAGAAGATAGAGCATCTAACATGGTTTTGTCTGGAGCCACAAATCAATCTATTAGCGGCATTGTTGAAAACTTTTCATCTGGCACACTTCCAAATATTATTTCAATTGCATCACAAGACAAAAAAGTTTATAATAACGGAAAGATTAATTATACAACTAGATATATTCAGAGGTCTTACGGTTCTATTCGTCAGGCAAGCATGATTGATATAGATAAAACTTGGATTTATAAACCCGCACTTTTATGGGAAGTATCTGGAACAGACTCAACTAAAACAATTAATGAAGTTGCATCTAAGCAGGGTAAATACGTTTTAGGAGCAATGCCATTAAACTCTGATCTTACTGCATCTGCACCAAGTGTAGTTAATCGTAAAATAGTAAACAATGTCTTTGATCTTGGAGAAAACGTTTATTGGCTTACAAGGTATCAAGGATATTTTTATTCTAATGGAGAAGTTATTAGATATGATGCTGCACAATTTAACGTTACTCTTGCGATCTGGTATCCAATATTATCAGACGGTATAAATTTAGATGAGTCTAAGCCAGAAATAGTTTTACCTGGAAGATTAGCCCCAACAAGTGTTATTGATGCACTAGATAAAAAAGTTGCAAATGGAGAAATTACAGAAGCACAAAAGGGTGAAGAAATTCAAGCATGGAGAGTCTCTCATAGACAGGGTAGTAGTAATGTATGGATTACTAACAACCAAGAATATCAAAACTTTTTTAGATCATTGCCCTTCAACGGAAAAATATACCCAACTGGGTTAGTAAGAATTTACACAGTTCCATTTTATGAAGAAATTGAAGGTGTTACTCGTTTGCAAAATGGTGCAGTTTATGAGCATGGTCGTGCTCAATTTGGAACAACAATAACAAATCATACCGCTGGAATAAATTCTTACTGGTCAGACAATACCTATGTTAGAGGTTGTCAAATGAAAACTGAGTATTTATTTACAACCACTCTACTTGAAGATATTTCTTTACCAGCAACCACAACTGGAGCAGCAGGAGTTAATAATTCTAAGGCTCAACAAACCTCAAGAGGCGGAACAATTAAAAACTTTATGTCTTCAAGTTATAGTACAGAAACTCCAGTTAATTCAACCATATCTCCTAAAACTGGAACAATTCAATCATCAGCCTTAGTCATGAATGGACCAACCTTTGAAACAACTGAAACTCCAATTGATTTAGTGTCTTACGTTTATAAAGAGTTAGATAATTCTTATAAACATTTTGGAACAAGAATGCGTATTATCGGTAAGATTGAAAATAATGAACGTCGCAGTCAAACACCAAACGGAAGCACAACATATTATCAGGTTGCTGGGGTTCAGCCAGATCAAGACGTAAACATTAGCGGTGGCTCAGGTGGTCTTGCAGTACTGCTTAATCCAACGACTAACAATGGATATTATTTTGAAATTGCTGCATTGACAAGTGATAACATAGAGTCATATTTACAATTAGATGAAGACAACCAATCAGATATTTCTATTAATAACGTTGTGTTTTATAAAATTAAAAAAGATTCATCAAACAATGACGCAATTCCTGTAAAACTTTATGGCGGTTTGTCAAAAATTACAGTTGACGATGGAAGGTTTACTGGTCAATATAGAATGACTGGTGAGGAAAATCCAACGGTATACGATTTAGCCGTAGAGTATCAGGACATAGGAAAAACAAGAAGATTTTATTTATACATTAACAATCAATTAATTAAGGTTGTAGATGACCCAGACCCGCTTCCAATATATAACAATATGGCTCCATTTGTTCGTGGCTCCTCTAGAGTAATGTTTGAAAATTTATATGCTCTGTCTCAAAACTATTCTCAAAACACTGTATTTACAGTTGGAGAAACACTATCTTCTGCTTTTGGCGATAACGAAATAAGCGCTAGCGAATCTTTAAGAAAATACGCAATGAGCGGTATTGTTCAAGCAACATATCTATCTGGTATTAGTTCTCAACAACCACCTAAATATAATTTATATTTTGATGAATTTGGTTCAATAATGAGAGAGTGTGCCTACTTTGATGTTAAGTATGATCGTGCATACCCTGCACTTTACGCCAAGTTATCACCAACATTTAATAACATTAAAGGATATGTCTCATCTGGCTTTTATGCAGACTCATACGGTGCTGAGTTTTTAATATTTAATGCTACAGATACCGCTTTAAACCTTGATGAAACAAGCGGTAATTACTTAAGAATTCAGGGCGTTACATTTACACAAGACACAACTCATGAGTTAACAGTTGACGAATACTTTAAAAAACGTAGCAACTTCTCTAATCCATTGTTAACTGGATCTTCTCAAATTGTTTCTCCACAAGTTGAAAAACAAAAGTTTGATGAAATTAAAAGAAGCAGAATGATTTATGGAAATAATGAATTTACTTTAGATACACCATACATACAAACACAAGATGATGCAGAAAATCTAATGGGCTGGATGATAGATAAACTTATGGTTCCTAAAAAATCAGTTGGCTTAAAGATATTCGCAACTCCAACGATTCAACTTGGAGACATTGTAACAATTAACTATAAGGATTCTAATAACTTAGATTTAGTCACTTCGGTTGACTCTAGATTTATAGTTTATAATATTGAGTATTCAAGGAAAATAAATGGTCCAGACATGACACTTTATTTGGCGGAGGTATAACATGGGTGCTTTAGACGCAGCAAATTTTGAACGTCATTCTAAGATTGATGCTGTTAAAACAGCAGAAGCAATATCAATTGTTGGTGCAGCAGAAGTAGAACGTAGAGGTGGCGTAAATGCTCAGGGTTACTTTAATGATGTTCCTGCATATCAACAATTAACTGCAAATGAAAGAGCCTCAGTAACGCTTTCTAATGGAAACATAAATACACAAGGAATGCTTAGCATATTGAATGACAAATCAATTGCTGCAGGATATGGATCTATAATTCCTACTAATAATAATGTAGTTTCAGGAGGCCCTCTTCCCAGCGCAAGTATTACAGCAACACCTCCAGCACCAGAACCAGAAATGTTTTCTGCAAGAATGTTTTCTGCACCACCACCAGTTAAAACAGCGACTCTGGACATTATATTATTTGATGAAGAAAATATTCCAACAGACGGAATGTTTGATCAAATATTTGAAAATATTGGCGGTCAAGAATTAATTAGTATAACAAGATCTGACATTGTTAATGGACAAAAAATATCATATCAGCCAATCAAAAACCTTTCAGCCATTCAACAAAGGTATAATCCAAACAATATTCTTAGCCTACAACAAACCGCAGATAAATTTTTTGCTGGATTTTCAATTAAACTAGAAGACAAAATTCCAGAAACTGGCAACGGAACTAATGGAGAAAACGTATACCTTAACGCAGCAGGAGACTTAATTATTGAATTTATTAACGTAAACCCTGACGAACAAGTAGAAACACAAATCAGCGTAAGTGGTACAATATATGAAGCAGATCTTGGAGACTACACCTCATGATAACTAATACTGGTAAATCTATTATTGCAAAGTATTTACTTGGTCAGGCCCCTGCCTATGCCTCGTATATTGCCATTGGTTGTGGTGCTACTCCCTTAGATACCGCCGATGAAATAGGCGATTATTCAACAAAAACAAATTTAGATTTTGAAATGTTTCGTGTTCCAATTTCATCTAGGGGTTTCGTAAACGAAGATGGTGTAGATAAGATTGTTTTAACAGCAGAACTTCCAACAGAAGAAAGATATGAAATAACTGAAATTGGAATATATTCTGCAGGCTCTAATCCTTCTGCAGGAGCATATGACAGCAAAACAGTATTTGCTTTTACACAAACAGAAAATTGGCAATACGTAACAGAAGCATCTGCAGTAGCAATTGATACAGAGTCTGATGCATTAGATGCTCCAAACTACGATAACGTTATTGCTGTAGCAGATCCAGTATTTCAAACAAGTGCAGATAATCCAATATTTTTTAAATCACCAAGAGTTGCAAGATATGAAAGACCAAGATTTTTAAATAATATTATTATGATAAAAGGTAACGAGGCTGATCTTGATATTGAATCAGATAGCGGTCCAACACAAGATACTTTTGAAATAGGCGCAGGATCAAATTACATTAGACTAAGCGGAGCAACAGTTGACTTTACAAAAAACTCTCCAACAGATGAGTTAAGATTGGCATTTTCAATAATAAACAGAGATGGAACATATGGTTCTGGCACTCAGCCAGAAAGAGCCAGAGTTTTAGTTTCATTTGAAAATACAAGTGGAACAGAGTTTGCAAGACTTGAAGCAGAAGTTGCTGATGATAGCAGTGGTGGACAATACGATTTTGCTACAGAAAGATATTTTGTTGTAACAAAACAACTTCAACAACTATATAGAACTTCTGGTTTTGATTGGAATGCTGTTTCTGTAGTTAAGATATACGCATGCGTTATTGATGGAGTTAATCCATCTGGCAATTATTATATAGCACTAGACGCTTTAAAATTAGAAAATGTTTCTACAATAAACCCACTCTATGGATTAACAGGATACTCAGTAATTCAAACTTCAGGAGCAGAAACCATAGTTAAGAGTCCTAATACTAGTAATTATGTTGAGTTTAGATTTTCAGTAGATCTTTCTAGCGGAAATAATTCATAATGGCTGATGCAGGAATTAAAAGAGTTATAATAAAAAAAGCGTCTTTGCCACCGTTAGATCATAACAAAGTTGGATACGTTTTTAGATACAGAATTGTTTCTGAAGATAAAAACAGAACCTCTCAATGGTCTCCAATAAATCTTGTATTAGATGACTCAATTACTGCTGTGGCTGGCGCCGTACAGGTTTCAGCATCAATTATTAGTGCAGTTTGGGGAGATGAACTAAATAGGCCAAGTTATGATGTTTTTGTTGGGTTTGATAATGCTACCGCAACTTACCACGGAACAACGCCAATTCATTCATATCAATTTATTAAAACTGGAACAACAAATGTACGTGTAATCATTCAAGTTGAATCATCCGAAAAAACACTAAATGCCAATTTTCAAATATACAACTCTGGCTTAGTTTCTTTGGTATAATAAAATAGGAGGAATAAATGGCAAAAGTACCACTACCAGAAAGAGGGCAACCTCTTGATGTTACATATTTATATCAATTAATTGAGGCCGTAAATGACCTTTCTACAAATGTTGCTTCTAAGCAGACAAGTAAAACAATTATTGATACAGCAAGCGCAGGAAAAGCAGAGGTCCAAACCTCTAACACAAGAATAGTAGGCGGATTAGTTGAAGTTGCAAATAACTCAACAGTTTCGGCGGGTAACGAAAGAACGTTTACTTATGACTTTAAAGACTTTAAATACCCACCAATAGTATCAGCAACACCAGTTAACACTGGACAAACACCAGCAGGACAAAACGTAAATATTGTTTTAAAAAGCGTTACAGAAACAAGAGTAGAGGGTGTTGTAAGGTTTGGGGCTTCTGGCGACTTATCTTTATCAGTACATCTAGTTATTGTTGGAATTCCAAACTAAGGATAAACTTGATGATTTCTTGCAAAAAATGCAAGGGTAGAATTTTTGTTGACAGGCAATATAGCAGTGTTCAACATATGGAAACATATTGTATGGTGTGTGGAGAAAGAAGATTCTTTCACCCACCAACAGGAAGTGAAGAAGGTAGATGGCTACTAGCAAGGGAAATATTGAGAGCCAAGCATACAATAACGAGACTGTAATAAAAGGTAATAAAAAAATATGGTTTCTTAATGGAGACTTGGTAAGGCTACATCATAGTTCAAGATCTACTGGAATGGTTTCTGTTTATAATATTACTAAAGATAGAATTGAAACTTGTTTGCGTTCTGATTTTAGAAAAAATAGAGAACGTGCATACACAGTCGCAGAGACTGCTAAATTAATTAATCGTCATAGAAAATATATGCCTAAGTTAATTAAGACTGGGATGATCCCACCACCGATTGGTTCAAGGCTAAATGGACAAAGAGGTTGGCAAATAAGATCTTATTATTCAGAAAGCATGGTAAGGGACATCCGTGCTATACTGGCTACTATACATATAGGACAACCAAGAAAAGATGGACTTATAACAAATAATATGACTCCTACAAGCCAAGAATTGACAAGGCGAATGGGCGACGGTATACTTACATATACGAAGACAGAAGACGGTAGATTTATTCCTGTTTGGGCAGAGAATATTTAATAGCAGAAATGGTGGGGTAATGGAAAACGAAAATACAAAAATATCAGTAGCACTTGGCTATACTCTTAATCTAGGAAATTTTCAATCACTAAGGTTTGATTTTGGTGTGGTTGATTCAAAGCGTGATGGCGAAAGCACAGATCAGTCTTTTGAAAGAATTTACAAATTTGTTGAAGACAAATTAACCGAAAAAGTTAAAGAAGCAGAAGCAGAGTCTGATAGCAAAGAATAATGGCTGAACGCAAAGAACGTATGGCTTTGCTTAGTCGTTATGGCAAACTTCATTTGCAAAGATATGAAAAGAAAAATCTGCTCAATCTCAATGTTGAACAGTGGGCAGCGGATGGACTTATTGAATCGTATGGTTTAGCCCAGTGTTATGATTTATTAGATTATTATTTTAATGTTGCTATTGTTCCTAGTTGGAGTTACTTTGCATACAACGCAGAAAAAATATTAGATGCAAAATTAGAAAAAGAGCAAGATAAAAAAGAAAGAGAAGAGCGTAGACAATTAGGAAAAAAGTGGCTAAATGAATAATACAGAAGCAAAGTTAATTAGCGCAGTATTAAGCGACAAACAAATCCATGTTTTGCTACAGGCGAATGTTGATAACCTATTAAGAACTCATAATGACGTATGGAATTTTATTAGGCTGTACTCAGAAAATAATCAATCAGTTCCACCAGCATCTTTAGTGGTAGAAAAGTTTAGAGATTTTGTTCCAGTAGGTGACATTGGCTCAACAAAGCATCACCTTGAAGAATTACAAACAGAGTATTTAAATGATAGCCTAAAAGATATTTTGCGTAATGCAGCATCTGAGGTTCAAGTTGGTAATGGCCCAAATGCTCTTGAACATTTAATTACAAAAACATCAGAACTAAAAAAGAATACTTCTGCAATTAGAGATATTGAAGTTACTGACTTAGAGTCAGCAGTTGCATATTTTGAAAATGTAAAAAAGATGCAAGATCTTGGACACATTGGAATTAAAACAGGCTTGCCAGGTTTTGATAACTATCTACCTTCTGGAATTATGCCAGGACAACTTGGTGTATTTTTAGCCTATCCAGGAATTGGTAAGTCTTGGCTTGCTTTGTACTTTGCAGTTCAAGCATGGAAGCAAGGTCGTAGTCCACTTGTCATAAGTCTTGAAATGTCTGAAACAGAAGTTCGTAATCGTGTATTTGCAATCATGGGTGAAGGTCTATGGTCTCATCGTAAACTTAGCAATGGAGAAGTAGAGATTGACATGCTTAAAAAATGGCATGCTGAAAAATTAGCGGGTAAACCAGAGTTTCATATCATATCAAACGATAATGGGGGAGATGTAACTCCTTCTGTTATACGTGGAAAGATTGATCAATATAGACCAGATTTTGTTATAGTAGATTACTTACAACTTATGTCTCCAAACCAAAAATCTGACAACGAAACAGTACGTATGAAAAACCTTTCTCGTGAACTTAAGTTAATGTCAATTGGAGAAGAAGTTCCTATTATTGCTATTTCTTCTGCGACTCCAGATGATGTTAAAGATCTTTCTACACCGCCAACTTTAGGACAAACTGCATGGTCTAGACAGATTGCTTATGATGCTGACTGGGTAATGGCATTGGGTCGTGCTACCAATAGTGATATTATTGAATGCGTATTTAGAAAAAACAGAAATGGTTTTATGGGAGACTTTTTAGTTCAAGTAGATTTTGATAGAGGATATTACCGTTATAAGGATTTTGAAGATGGTAAATAGAGACTCATATACAGCAGAACAAGTTAAGCGTGTACTAACTGGCGCTGGTATTGATATTGAAGCAGAGTATGGAACTGACTATATTGTTTTTTGTCCATATCATAATAATAATAGAACTCCTGCTGGAGAGGTATCAAAAGATCACGGAATGTTTTTTTGTTTTGGATGTCAAACCACAAGAACTCTTATTGAGTTTGTAATGTATACATCAAATAGAACATATTTTGAAGCAGTTAGATACATTAAAAGTAAGGAACAAGAAACAAGCATTGAGGAATCTGTTAATAAAGCATTAATAAATAAACCAGAGTTTGTTCAATATGACGAATTATTAATTAAAAGATTAAATAATCAAGCCCTAGAATCTCCTAGAGCAATTAGATATTTTGAAGGAAGAAAAATAACCAAAGAGTCAATAGAAAAATTTGGTCTTGGATACTCTGAAAAACAGGACTCTGTAACTATTCCAATTTACTCTCCAGATGGCATGTGTATAGGGTTTGTTGCTAGAACTGTTGAGGGCAAAGAATTTAAAAACACACCAGGTTTGCCAAAGGGCAAGGTTCTTTTTAATCTACATAAAATTAAAACATCAAACATAGTTTATGTAGTAGAATCATCTTTTGATGCAATCAGATTAGATCAAGTAGGTTTCCCTGCCGTTGCTACGCTAGGGGCTAATGTTTCTGCAGCACAAATAAGACTATTAGAGAAGTATTTTAATAGTATTGTTTTGATTGCAGATAACGATGATGCAGGAATGATTATGAGAGATAAGTTAATTGAAAAACTTGGACCTATAGTCACTTCCGTTTATATAGATAAAAAATATAAAGATATAGGCGATATGGACGATGAAGCAATTAAAAAACTGGAGTTTCAGTTTGACAATTCTATCATCGGCATGTTAAAATAGATAAAAGCATACAAGGAGAAAAAAATAATATGACTATAGTAAAGGGACTAAAAAACATTAACGCCCTAGTTGACAAACCAAAATATGATGAAAACTCTCCAAAGGTAAGATGGTTAAAACTTGCCGATGGACAATCAGCAAAAATCAGATTCATTGAAGAACTTGATGAAGACTCTGCAAACTATAATCCCGAAAGAGGATTAGCACTTGTTGTAAAAGAACACGTAAATCCAAAAGACTATAAGCGCAAGGCTGTAGACACAATGGAAACAGAAGGTCGTGACTGGGCAGAAGAAATGCACCGTAAAGATCCAAAGGCTGGCTGGAGAGCACGTCTTCGTTTTTACTGCAATGTTCTAGTAGACGACGGCATTGAGGCACCATATACCGCTATTTGGTCAATGGGTGTTAGCAAGCAATCAGCATTTAATACAATTCGTGAGTATGCTCTTGAAACAGGTAGCATCTCAAACGTAAACTGGAAACTAAAGCGTAACGGTCAGGGTACTGAAACAAGTTACACATTAATTCCATCTGCACCAGATACAGAGCCATTTGACTGGTCAGTAATTAAACCGTATCCACTTGAGTTAGCATTAAAGAAAATTCCTTATGCTGAACAAGAGGCTTTCTATTTGGGGTTTG